TTCTTTCTTCGCTGAGCTTATCAATGGATATGGGAAGTGAAAGTGGTCGTGTTACGATGTCAGGAACTTTTCAAACAGCATCCACACCAAGTTATGGACAATCTGCTCCAACCAGTATGACTGCTTTTAGTGCTAATAATTATTTTTTAACTGATATGCATACAACAAGAAAAGTTGCAGGAATATCAAACTGTGTAATTGCATCTCTTACTTTAAATATAGAAAACCCTCGTACCTTTTTAGGGTTTAACGGTAGTACGGCTGAACCTGAAAGTATAATTACTGCTGTACCTGAAATTAATATTAATCTTGATGCAAGTATTAAATACGATGACAACACAGCAGGTTTGTCAGAAACTTTTAAAAATGGGACAACCGTTGCCAGTGAGCTTTCTAATCACGGAACTTGGAGTTCAGCATCCACTTTCGGAATCAAAATAGATTATGGTAAGATAACATCTCTTGCAATGAGTGAAAATTCTGCGATGTTCCACGATATAAGTATTAAGAGTATGGCACACACTTCAGGAGATATTTTACAAATTATTGCCTGAGGATTATATCAACTCTTATTGAGTTAATCGATTCTAAGCCCCTTTATTCAATCCGTTTTTTCAACAAAATCTAAAAAAGAGGAGGATCTATGCAAAAAGTAGATAAATACGAAATAAATGAAATAACATTCGGACAAGAACGTGAGCTTTATAACATGTATAAAAAAAGTTATAGAAATTCAACAATTGACAAAAAAGGTGAAGTTTCTAAACTAAATATTGATTGGGAACTTCATGATCAATCTATTTCAAAATGTTTAGAGTTTGCTTTTGATGATCCTGAAAATATTTTAAAAGGTTTAAGTCATCCTGAGATTGATGCACTAGGTCAAAAAATATTACTTCGTTACTTAAGAATGGATAATGAGTCAAAAAAAGAATCAGGAGATTGAGTTTCGCTGTTTGGTGTTCAGCACTTGGTTATACAGAAACACCTCAGTTCCCAGTTATCCTCCCACTAGGAACTAATTATACTGCTCAATCTCCTACCCTTTTCAAAAATATACAATATGATGAGGAGGAGATATGGGAAGAAATAGAACGTATAGCATCGGAGGCAGATGGAAAAAAGTTTTCAGTTGGTCAGCAATTATTTTACCAGTTTCATTTTTTTGCGAATCCTCGATATTTATGGGATTCAGAATTTGAAAAAATTATCGAAGAGTATCAACTAATGAATAGTTTCAATATTCCCTTAGCAAGATCCCCGAATGATGCACCTGCATTAAAGATCAGGGATTTTTTTGTTATAAAAGATGAAATTTCATTTTTACAAAAACATTTAATGGAGAAAAAAAGTGGCAGATAAAACAATAAATCTAATTTATAAAATTTTAGGCCTTGATAAGGCAACTCAAAAAACTAGAAAATTAGATTCCTCATTAGTAAATCTTGCTAAAACAGCAAAGCGAGTTGCAACTGGATTTGTTGCACTTCAGGTTGCACAAAGTGCAGTAAAATTTGCAGTGGCCTCACAAAGAGTTCAGGATCTAGAAGGTGCAATGTTAAACCTCGGAAAAAATGCAGGTTTTGGTGCAGATTCATTAGAAAAATTTAGAGATGCAACAAATGGAACAGTTACTGACACCGAGTTATTAACTAATGCTAATAATGCTTTATTATTAGGAATTGCAGATTCTGATGATCAAATGGCACAACTATTTGACACAGCCCAAAGATTAGGTAAAGCAATGGGAGTTGATACTCAATTTGCTGTGCAATCTCTAACAGTTGGTTTAGGCAGACAATCAAAAATGATTCTTGACAATTTAGGAATCATGGTTGATGCAACTTCAGCACAAGAAAAACTTGCAAAAGAAATTGGAAAAACAGTAGGACAACTTACTGAGGAGGAAAGAAAAAGGGCTTTTATAAATGAAGCAATGAGACAAGCAAAAACAGCTGTTCAGCAACTTGGAGCAGAGGAACTTGGTTTAATTGAAAGACAACAACAACTTTCAGTTGCTGTTGAAAATTTAGGACTAGCTTTTGGTGAAGCATCAACTCCTGCTGTTTTAAAAGCAACAACAGCAATGACTGGTTTTTTAAATGTTGTTACTGAAACTTTATTTGCTACATCAAATCAAAATGATGAGATCATTAAAAATCAAATGTCTTACATGACTTTAACCCCTGAGATTCAAAGTGCATTTCTATTGCTTAAAACTTTAAGTCATGAGTATGAGGTAAACAGTGATGTGATGGAGGGTCAAAGACAAAAAATTATTGATCTTGTTCAAGCACATAAAGATGAAAAAAATGCTATTAGAGACAAAAATATTGAAAGAGAAAATGCAAGGTTAGCATCGATAGAACAAAATAAAATTCTTGATAAAGAAGAACGTGAATCTCGAAAAGCAATTCTTGATGCTTTTTTAAAAGTTGAGTTAGAGCATTTCAAAAAAAGAAATGAACAAAGAATGGAAATGAATCAAACCTATGAAGATTCTTTAATTGGTTTAGATCAAAGACAAAAGGAAAGAGCAGATCGTATTGCTGAGCTAGAGCAAAAAATGCAAGAACCTTTTTTGGGTTTAATTGGAATGACAGAAACATTTACCCAACGATTAGTTCAGGCATCTATTGAG